CGCTCGTCGCGGTCGCCGTGGCTGCCGCGCTCAGCACGACCGTGGTGCCGTTGGTGACCGAGGCGATTGTGGTGCCCGGCGGGATTCCCGCGCCGGCGATGTACGCGCCCGGGTCCAGAGTGCTGCTGAACGCCGCCGTGGCCGAGGTGAGGTTCGTGTTGCTGTTCGTGGCACCGTCGGCGACCTGGCGGCCGACAGCACTGGCGGGGACCACCGTCCAGACGCCGTTGATGTTCCCAACCCAGTCAGTCGGGTTTACCTCGAAGCTGACACCCGGCTGAATCACTACCTCGGCAACCGTCGCCGCGCCGGCTTTCGCCGAGATCGACACCGCCGCGCCACCGACCGGGCAGAATGCGCCCCAGTCGATGTTGAACTGAGTAGCGAAGCTAGCGACCGAACCTTGGGAGTACTGCGACAGATTTTGCCGACGGATCGCCTGCGCGGGCAGGAACTGAACGAGTGTGCTGGCCACAACGGGCTCCTATCGGTTATTCCTGCTCGGTGTTGGCCGACAGATCCAGGCCCGTGTGCGCGTCTGGCTGCGCCCCGCCTGGTGGGATGCCTTGGTCGTACTGCGGCGGTGCACCGTTTTGCTGGCCGGGGATTGGGGCGCCGATGCCTTGCTCGGCGTGGATGAGCTCCACCTCGGCGTCGATGGCCTCGCCGTCCCAGTCGTTGTGCACCAACTCGACGAGAGTCCGAGTGGACGCGGCGTCAGCCGAACGCAACAAGGTCGCTGTCTGGGCCCTGGTCAACTGGGCGTCGGAGACCGTGTCGGCGAACTGCACGGTGACCGGCAGATCGGGGTTGCCGGTGCCACCGAACTGGACCTGGTCGACGGCCAGCATGATGTACGCCAGGTCCCGCACAGCACGGTCCCAGTGGCGGATCTTGCCGTTGCGGGTGTTCTGGGTGCGGATCTGCCGCGCCCACGACTCTGTGGCTGTGCCGGCTGCACGGAGAGTGTCCAGACCGAACGTCTGGAGGCTGTAGCCAGCGCCGGACACGATCCGGTCCAACAACGCTGTCGCCGTGGCCGCGTGCTCCTCGTACCGGATCTTGAACTGGGTCGTCTCAAGTTGCAGCGGACCGTCAGGCGGGCTGGTTAACCCGACGTATAGTTCCCGGTCCAGATCGAATGAGGCGCCCAGACCGAGGCCTTCGTTGCGCATCATGTGCATCGGGACGTGAATCCTCGAACGGCCGTGCCGCACGTCCCGCATCCAGGACGTCCAGCAGTCATCGAGTGCATCCAGGGCGCCTTCGCACCCGGAGATGTCGGCGACACCCAAGTCTCGGGCGGCGGGGATGTGTCGCCATCTGGTGGAACGCTGGTTGGATACTCCAACGACGTCGAGCCGGTCGATTCCGGTTTCGATGCCAGAGCCCGGTTTGTCCGGGTCGGCGATCATGTCCTGATCGGCGATGTCCGCGGTTTGCTGGTATGCCGACAGAGGCACCATGCGCCCGAGGTTGTTGACGTCGCCCAGGTAGGCGGCATGGGAGATAAAACCAGGCTCATGAAGCTCAAGGTGACGTAGCACGGAACCGGGCTGTTCCCATTCCCGGACGAACGTCACCTCTTGCAGACGACCGTACTTGTACACCGGTAGCGCGGCATCGGCATCGACCACGGACAGCAGCGGACCGGTGGAATCCACATCCTTGTCCCAGCCCACCCGCAGGTATACGTGTCCGAGGGCAGCGCAGGCTTCGGCTGCCTCGTACAGCTGAACCTGGCCCCGATCGCCGATCAGCTCGTCAAGGCGTTCCTGGGTGTCATCGTCCTTGACTGTCACCGTGGGTGGTTGGCCGAACAGCAGATCAGCTGAGACCTGGGCGATCTCGGCGGCGACAGGTACGTGGAGCTTGGCGCGTTGCTCACCGGCTTTAGGTGGTTGACCCCAAAACCAACGGTGTATGGTTCTCAGGACGCCTTGCTGGGCGAACGATTGGTCGGTTGAGCCGGAGTACCCGCCGTAGACGCGGGAGAGTTCGTCAGCGTCCCCGGCCCACCATGCCGACCACCGACCCAGGTCGATGTTGACCTTCTCCAGCGGCTTCGGTGGCCACTTGGAATTCATCTCGGGGAGCGGCAACGGAGGTGGCTCCCCTCCGGCGATGGCTCGAAGTCAGGCGGCGAGAGGGAGTTCGGTTACCGGAACGTGCTGGCGCCATATCGTTCTCGAACTCTTTATGGCGTACCGCATCGCATCCAGCCCATGATCATCTTCTTTGACGGGTTCATCTTGACCGCGCTCGGCGGCACGTTCACTCCAGACGTACCCAGGGACCTCGTCCAACAACTCTTTGCAGGACTCGTGGATCACCAGGCGATTAGTGGCGAACAGCGATGAGACGAGCTGGATGCCGCTGACGACTGAGTTGTCACCAGCGATCACCCGTTGCGTCTCGCCGTGCTGGCGCAGCGTCTCCCGGAAGTCCGCCGCCGAAGGGTCGACCACGATCCATGTCGGATTGTCCGGCGGTATCCACTTCCGCAGCGCCGTGGAGTACTCGACGTTGGTCATGATCCGACCAGTGGCGCGCGAGTCGTGGCGCCATTCCTTGGTGATGATGAGCCGACGATCCTGAGTAACCCCGAGCATTACCGCGTGGAACGGATTTGTACTGCCCACGTCTATGCCCAGAGCGGGCAGCGACGCGATGGGTGGCAGGACGCCTCGGATGACGTGCATGTTCTCGTCGAACGACTGGTAAACGGCGCCTTCAGCCTGAACCCACTTACCCAAGATCATTCTCTGGTACCACATGCCCACGAGCTCACGCTTGAGCGAAGCCACGTAGTCAGCATCCAGGAATGGATTGTCATCGAGAGTGAAGTGCCAGTGGCCGAGGTTCAGTTCGCCTGCTCGCAGGATGTATTTCTGCCTCAGCCAATTTCGCGGACCGGCGGGGTTCGTCGTCATGATCAGTTTGGCGTTCGGGAGGCTGCACCGAGCTAGCGCCTGAGCCACGTAGTCCTCAGGGAGTAGAACAGCCTCGTCGAGCAGGATCGCGTAGGCGGTGAGTCCTCGCAGTTTCGACTCTGCCCGCGCATCCGCCGCGCCGATGATGTGCACGTTGCGACCGAGGATGGTGCAGGTGTTCGAGCCGCGCGTGTGGTGGACCTGGCCCGCGATCGGGCCGAACAGCGCCGGGTCCTGCATCGGCTCGATCAGGTTCCGCTCGGCCGTCTGCAACGTCTTCGCTGACAGAATCAACAGCCCGCTAGGGGGTGCCGATGCCACCGTAATCAGAAAAGAGATCAAGCTGGCGATCGTTTTTCCGGACCTTACGGCGCCGGAAAGTATAGAAACGCGGTGCTGCTGCGACTCGACGATTGCTTGAACTTGCTTGGGCGACAACGGGAACTGATCGAGCAGTCCCACCGACGAACCCCCTGCGCAGTAGGAACCACGTGCCGCAACGAGCGTTCTTCGAGTGGTTGCACGCGGCGCAGGCTCGGCGGAGGTTCCACCAGTGATCGGTGCCGCCCTTGGCGAGCGGGAAGAAGTGATCGACATGCTCGGCCACTTCGATGCCGCAGTACCAGCACGGATCGTTAGCGATGGCCCTGCGGTAATCGACGGATACACGCCGATCGTGGGGCGCCATCCGCTTGGCCCCGATGCGCATCTTCCTGCGGCTCTGAGCCGCGCGCCACGGAGCCGGATCAACCGGGTACTGACGCCTGTACGACTCCCGACGCTTCGCCGTGACATGCTCCTGGTTTCGCGCGTACCAGGCACTGCGGACCGCTGACCTCTGAGTCGGGTTCGCTTCGCGGCGGGCCTTATCTCGCGCGTTCACGTACTCGTTGTGCGTTCGGCGCCGCTCAGATGCCCAGGCGTTGGAGCATGGCTTGCAGTAAGTCTGCCGGTACCGGCCCTTGCGGGCGAAGTCATTAGCCGGCTTCGTCTCGCCACAGGACCTGCACATCTTGTGCCCGACTGGAACAGGCGGGCGGCCATCGATGATCGGGCGGCGGGAGCGCAGGTAGTGCATGTTGCACAAACCGAGCTTGATGCGGCCTGTGTGGTCACATCCGGGCACAGTGCAGGTACCTTGTGGCACGGGAGTCTTGCCTGCCTTCACAGGTCGGATTCCAAGTCCCCCGGGGCGGTTCCAGCCGCTTTCCGGGGGGCGCTTTATTGCCTAGATTCTACTCGAACAGCCATTCGATCAGGCGCCCGGGTCGACAGGTTCATCGGGCACCAGCGAGGCCGCGTACATCACCCGCAGACCCTCGGCGACGCTCGTGAGCATCGACTTCGCATCCTCGGCGCCCTGGTCCCCGGAGTCGTGCTTCTCAACGTCCATCGAGATCTTCAACGCCGACCCGACCGACGCCATGAAGTCGCGGACATCCTTAGCCGGCGGGAGGTCGAGCTCGATGAGCTTGCCGGTGGCCGCCACAACCGTGCACGGAGCCCACAGCCGCTCGGAACGAATCCGCACCGCGTCCTCGAGATGATCCAGCGCCAACTGCGTGCGCATCGCCTTACCGTCAATAGCGCGCGCACGTGACGCGTGAGCAGTCTTGGATCGATCCCATGCGTCGATGAGTCCAGCTTGTTGGGCGACTCGTAGGACGGTGGTTCGGCTGACTGCGAACTCTTTGGCGATGCTGCCGGCGGATCGTGTGCCAGCTCCGGCACGGATCGCGTTTTCGACTGCGCGTTTCGTACTTTCTGGTAGCGGTGGCGGCATCGTCGGGTCTCGGTTTCTTGGGCTCGACGCCTCCGGGACGTTCGAGTGGGTCTGGCTGGCGCCTCCGGGACGTCCAGGGACCGTGGGATGTGGATCAGGAGATGAGCTGTAATCGTGTATAGCACTACGGCCCAAAATGATGTAGTGTCTTACGTATGGCCCGCAGCGAGAACCTCACCGCCCCCGCCGATTACTACAACGAGAACCCGACCGGCTCTGAGGTCGAATACTGCACGGTCCGTGACACGGTGACCGACTTCTCCGCCGACTGGCACGAGTTCATGGCCGCGGCCGAGAACGCCAATGACACCTCGGTCGAGGTGGGCTTCGAGACCTTCAGCGCCGAGTGGTTCGAGTCCTGGTCAGGGTCCTACCAGTTCCTGAGGGACGAGGGTTACGGCGAGACCTGCGTCTGATGCCCCGACCAGGACCGAAGCGTCCACTGATCAACGTCCGTCTCTCTGAGGCGGGCGTTGCCTTGTTACGTCAGCGAGCCGAGCAGGAGACGGACGGCAATGTATCCGAGCTGATGCGGCGCATGCTTAAGTACGCCTCGATGAAGATGCCGAAGGGGTGGAACGAGTGACCGACATCGATTCGATCGGGCGTCGTCGCAAGCGCGCCAAGGCTGTGATGGACGAGACGATCAAGGAGGCTGAGGCTGCTGTGAAGGACCCCGCCAACGCTGACATCTCCGAGGCTGACATTGCTCGTCGACTTGGCGTGGATCGGATGATGGTCCGGAAGTGGCTGGGTAAGCGCTAGATATGCTGTAGACAAACTACCGATTGGCGCGGTAGTCTATCTACATGACCCGCAGCCTCCCGCAAGCGCCCGCCGACGACCTGTTCAGCGACGACTTCATCACCCCGATGGACGTCGCCGTCAGGGACGCGCGTCGCCCGGTCGTCAAGGCGGTCGTGGTCGAGGCGCCGGTTGTGCACCGTTGCACCCGCTGCCACCGCGTCTTGAAGTCAGCCGCATCGATCGCTCGCGGAACGGGCCGCACGTGTGAGCGGAAGGTTCGCGCCACGCTCGCCTACATCGGAGCGTCATTCTCTCCGCGCCAGATCGAGGCCGCCACCGAGCTCATCGCCGACGGCGGGCTGGTCGTAGGTCCGAACTACAGCTGCCTCGCGGTGTCCTCTGACGGTCTGTCCACCTACGTGGTCGACGTCGCCGCGGCTACGTGCACCTGCCAGGCAGGCCAGCACGGGCGCCCTTGTTACCATCTCGCGGCTGCCGTGGCCTGCACAGTCTGAGAGGCTGAAGTCATGCGCGAAGCACTGGCCGTCTCCTGGACTGCGACGATCGGCTTCCTGCTGCTGACATCAGTCCAGCCGGGAGCGATCAATGCCGCTTGTGGTGCGGGGATCATCGCCGTGGTGCTCACCGGGCGAGTGCTGGCTGAGTTCGTGTCCGACTGGTTGTGGTTCCGGCGGCACTAGCCGCGGATGACCTCGTCGAACGGTGCTGCGTGGAAGCGGCGATACCAGCTGTCGATTGCCGCCATGGTGGCCGCTGAGTCGGCGTCTCGCAGCCTCGCACGCTGTTTGGCGACCAGGATGCTCGGGAGGAGCACGATGCAGCGTGTGGCCCGAATGAGGGCGATGAACTGCTGGCGCACGTCCGGTTCCGGGGCGCATCTGATGATCCATGCGGTGCCGTGGCGTGCTGACCGGACCCGGCTGAGCATCTCCAGGTAGTGCTTTTCGGCTCGGCCGAAGTGGCTACCGGAGTGATTATGACTGACTGGGGAGCCGAGCTTGACCGCGATGGTGTCAATGCAGACGACCGCGTCACCAGGCTTTTTGTGGGCCGCCACGTAGTAGCTTTTGCCGCCGCACGGTGGGCCGGTAACGAGGATGACCTGACGCTTGCGCGGTGGATCAGCCTTGTCGACCATGAAGTTCAGCGATGAGCCGGACCGAGGTGAGCGGAAGGTCCCCGTGAGTCACCGCGACGGTCAGCAGGTCCGCGACTACCGTCCGGAGCTGCGCGACCTCGGCTTCGAGGACGGCGATCCGCTCGGTGTTGGTCATCAGACGGTGACGGTTTCGGAGTGGATTCCGCTCGTCTCTTGGATGATCACACCGGACGGGCAGCGTTCCGCGATCCGGTACACCAGGGCCCGGTAATGGTTGTGCGGGCCGGCGTGCGGCGGGTTCGGGGACTCCGGGTGGTGCATGTGCATGTCCGTGTGGTGTCGGACGTACTTGCGCGTGCCGGTGTGGATGGGGCGCCAGATCTCGACTTCGTTGCCGTCGTCGTCGGTTTCGGTTCCCTCGAACCGTTCCACTGAGAACGCGTGGTCGAACCACTCTTCGTCCGAGTGGAGATCGTCCGGGCGTGGCGGGAATTCGAAGGTGAACTTGACGTGCGGGCCCTGACGTTCGGCTCGCAGAACACCGCGGGTCATGCCGCTTCTCCGTCCCCGCGAAGCTTGCGCCGGAACTCCAGCCAGCGAGCCGGGTAGTCGTTGTCGCTCTCACCCGGCAGACGCGGGAAGGTGACCCTCTTGCCCTTGAGCGAGTCGATGGCAGCTTGAGCCTTGGCGATCTCAGTCAGAGCCTTGGAGGGGTCGCCGGTGATGTTGATGCTCATGCGGTGCGCCGTCCTGGCCAGTCCTTGTGGATGTGGATGTGGTCTGGACCGAGGCCGCAGCTGTAGTTCGGGTCGGCGCACAAGTCGGCGGGCAACGTCGGCTTCGGGGTGTGCACATGAACCACGCCGCCGCCAGAGTTCCGAACCGTGCACTCCTCGTGAGGCTGCACTCCGCACTCGAAAGGCGGCGGAACCTTGGGTGCCACTCTCCAGGCTCCGAACCAGGAACCAGGAGCGAATGCGCCCATCGGGTCGGAGGTCTGCCCGGTAGAGATGTAGAGGTCCTTGTCCGGGCCGATGCTGAAGTCGTTCGCGTCCTCGAACCGCTCGAAATCGCCGTTCGCCATCTTGACAACCATTGCCATATCGAGGTTCTCCATCATCATCGGGGTTGCGGCCATCACAGCCGCGGATCGTGCGGGTTCTAGGTGTCGTCGCTGGCGACGCGGCGCAGGTTCGGGAACGTCGACTCGATCGCGTCGACCAGCTCAGAGGCCGTGCGGGCGCCCTCGGTCGTGACGCAGTTGCTATCTCGCCATTCGATGTACCGCTCGTACTCAACAAGTTCGTGCAAGGGCATCGCCTCGGAACCGTCCTCGCTGTTCACAGCGGCAGATCGGACGGGCTCAGCCACGCCTCGAGTTGGAGCTGATACCGTCGCTCGAGCAGGGTGTCAATGTCCTGCCAATGATCTTCGAGGCGCTTCGGGTATTTCGCGTGGGCGACGATCTGGCCTTGGAGGAACCG